TGATGAACTCTGGGCATCCTATGGTATGAGTTATCACGGTATCAAAGACAAGGGTTGGACTGACTATCGTATTGGTTTATTCGGATCACAACATCGTAAAAATTTTACAAGATGTAATAAGATTTTTATGAAGTATGGTATTGAGTGTCGATTACCTTTCCTAAACACTCAATTAGTTGAGACTGCACTTGGTCTAAGTCAAGATATTGTCTGGGATGGTAAGTCAAGACCTAAAGCAATCCTTCAGGAAGCATTCAGAGATCAACTACCCGATGATATTATTGATAGGAAGAAGGTTGCATTTCAAGATGGGATGGGTATCAAGTCTTTATATGAAGATGTTGTTGAAACCCCAAAAACATATTACACTACACAGTATAAGAATACATTCACATGAAACTACCATATAAGTTACAAGATGTTTACGACGGTGAAGCTCAAGAAAAGTTTACCGTTATTTCTACCTTTGCAGGTGGTGGTGGATCATCTACCGGTTATCGTCTTGCGGGTGGTAAAATTTTGTGTATTAATGAGTTTGTAGAAGAAGCACGAAAGACTTACTCTGCAAACTATCCATCAACTCATATTGTTCCTGATGATATCAAACAGTTGGTGGGTGGGGACTTCCTCAAGATCACTGGTCTCAAACCCGGTGAACTGGATATCCTAGACGGTTCACCACCCTGTTCAGCATTCTCTGTGGCAGGGTCTATGTGTCGTGGTGAGGGTGCTAAACACTCTGATGGTTGGGGTAAGACGAAGAACTACTCAGATGGTAAAAAGGTTGAGAACATTGAAGACCTGTTCTTTGAGTTCATTCGTGTCGCCAAAGGTATTCAACCTAAAGTTATTGTTGCTGAGAATGTCAAGGGGTTGACAATTGGTGAGGCTAAGACTTATTATGCTAAGATTACTAATGCATTTGAGGAGATTGGTTATCTTGTTACATCAAAAGTAATGAGAGCTTCTTTTCATGGTGTTGGTCAAGGTAGAGAACGACTAATCTTTATTGCAGTTCGTAATGATATTGCAGATAAGATTGGTCTAAATGTTCTTACTGTATCTACATTGTTCCCTCCCACTTCATCCAAAGAAACTGTTATCTCCGACATTATTGATGGTGTAGAGAATGATCCTGAGGATGTAAATAGACTGACTGAACACATGTTGAACAGTAGTGTCTATCAAAGTGTGGTTAAGAAGATGCCAAAGAATCCCAAAAAGATTCTATCTGGTATGGACTATCATGAGAAGGGTCATTGTTTCAATACAAAGAGGGCATCATTCTTCAAAGCATCACCAACAATTACTGCGAGTGGTGGATTGATTCATTGGAATGAGGACAGAACTCTTACAGTTCAAGAACTCAAACGTATTCAATCACTTCCCGATGACTTCATTCTCACTGGTTCTCATTCACAGCAATCTGAAAGAGTTGGTAGAATGGTTCCTCCATTAATGATGAAGGCCATCGCAGAAAACATTTACAAAGAACTATTATCAAAACTATGAAAGACCAACCAATTACCGTAGAAGACTACAAAGAGCACAGTCAAGAGTTCTTTGATAAGTATTTCTATGTTGCCAAAGAACTTGGTGAAGGTGCTAAGGCAGAAGACATCCTTAAAATTATGGAGTCTCTTGCTGGTGTTATTATGAAGAAACGAGTTGAAACTAAAGTAGGTCCATTTGGATTCAATAAGAAGACTAACACACCAGATACAGAATAAATATTACAAAGAGTGAACCCATATGCTTTCTACTCAGTACAGACTCAAATTAGAATTCATCTGTAAGTGTATTGCCAATGGCGAAGAAGTAAAACTAGATGATATGATCTGGGCAGAGAAACTTGCTAAAGCAAATACATCTGCTAATGAGATGTTAAAAATGGCACGTCGTCAAATCACATATAAGATTGAAGAAGGTAGTATGGATGATTTTATGAATAGATTAGGTTTGGGAGACCCGGACCCAGCAAACCACAAGACAGGATTTGATAGTGCTGATGGATTTGTTCCTGGAATGATTAAAAGGAGGCAACGTGACTAAAAATCAAGGATTAGATTCAATTGGTCATATTGAAAAGAATGATTTAAATGATTTAATTGATAGTGCAATTGAAGAATTGATGTATATTGCTGTGGGTGGTCAAAACATGAAAGAGTATACTGACTCTGTTCTTTATATTAAAGATGTGCTTAAAAAATGTAAAAGTGAGGAGACAACGTGACTGAAGAAGACCCAATGATTAATTGGAGAAAGAAGATGGAACAGTATTGTAATGAAAAATGGGAAATCCGATTGTTACGTGAAGGTGCTACAAGTTCTACAACAGGTATGGGTTTGATGGCACTTAAATGTAGATACAAAAAAATTATGGGTATCAATGACTGAGTATGATTTTGGTGGACTTGAAAGACACCCGGCCAATATACTAAGATTGATTAGTGAGTTGGAAGGGTCGTATCAACTTTGTAAATACATGGGATTTGAGGATGACATGAACACTCTTGATGAAATGAAAAAACCTTACTATAAACTTTACTTTAAAACGAAAAGGGAGTACGATTCAAATGGATGACTTTAATGTACCAGGAAAATCAACTGAGATAACTCATGAAGTTGTAGATATCATAGTACAAACCCAACTAGATAATGTAACAAAAATTCTTGGTGGTAAACTTTCTCATTACACTGTAACTGACAAAACTACAATACACAAAAAATACGTTATTGAATATGAACACAATCACAAAAACCGAAGTTGAAGTTGTTGTACCAGAAGGTGCAGAACTAGTTGATGATGTATTTTATGTCTGGACAACACGTTATGGTATGTTCTCCAGTATGACTAAAGATGGTCGTAAAATGCTCACTGGAGCTGATAGAGAGAATGTAATCATTATGACTCGTTGGCATCTAAAGTGTGAACAGGAAGGCACACTACATCTACACACTAGAGTTGTTGGTGGTTCTTCTGTAGGAGTTGATTTGTGAAGTTTGATCTCTCAATGGAGGATTATACTATTATCCTCAATGCACTTCATTATTATAAGAAGGTGGAGAAGTATCCTAACTTCGCACACTTTGATGAAGAACGTATTAATAAGTTGAGAGACACTCTGGCCAAACAATTAGTGTGGGATCAGTGACTACACTTTTAAATTACACAGCAGCATTTTGGTCTGTAGTTATTATGAATTGTATTCAACCTATCAACTGGGAAGCATGTCTACCAGTACATGAATGGTTGATACCAAGTATTCAAGAGGGTGTTGAGATTTATCTCGACCCCTCTTCTGTGTATTCATCCGAACGAGAATATCTAGAGAATATAAATAAAGATATAGAAAGTAATGATTAATCAGATGTCTTCATCAATGCGTAACTTTATGGAAGCGTATTCCGCTGTTCATAACAAAGAAGCTAAAGAAGAGTTTTACTCTCATAAGGATGAAATCAGTGAGATGGACTTCTCCTTGATCAGCCAAACTGAGTTGGATGATATTGCTGAAGAAGTTCTTGAAGAACTTTTCGAAGAAGGTTATAGTGTAGAACAGTGTGAAGCAATATTTGAAGAAGTTCTTATCGAAGCAAGAGTAACTTACGGTAGTGATACTGAATCCCCTAGGGCAAAGAAAATGTCCGCAGTGAAGTCTTCACTGAAAGGTGCCATGGGTAAGGTAAAGGAGAAGGCTGCAAAGGGTGCAGTTAAATCTTACGGTGCATATAGAAGTGCAAAGCAATCTGCAACGGATAAGGCAAACAGATTGAAGCAAAGTGCAAGTAATGCATCTGCAGTGACTGTACGTAGAGCTAAAGATGCCAAGGCTGGTATCAAGTCTGGTATCAAAGGGATGATTGGTAAAGCAGCGAAGAAAGTTGGTGATGCTGCCAATAAAGTCTCCAGTAGAATGAGTGAAGGTACTGTTAGAAAAGATATTGGTGATATCTACCAGGCCATCTATGAGAAGAAACTTGATCCCGTTGGTCAGGAAGATGGAGACATCGATAATGATGGTGACGAGGATTCTTCTGATAAGTATCTTTCCAAGAGACGTAAGGCAATCGCCAAGTCCATGGGTAAGAAAGGTAAGTGTGAGAGCTGTGGTGGTAAGGGATGTGAGAAGTGTGAGGGTATGAGTGAAGAGTATCTTGATGAACTTTCCAAAGGAACTATGGGTTCTTATGTAAAGAAAGCCGCTAAGGATGTTGAGAAAAGGTCCTATTCTCAAGGTGAGGTTGATGCCGAGGATGCTGAAATCGGTTATCCAGGTAACACACCTAAAGATAAGAAGATTGATAAGAGGCAGAAAGGTATCGGTCGTGCAGTGAAAAAAATGAGTGAAGAGTATCTTGATGAAATGGGTAAGAGTGATCAGGGAGTTCGTGATAGAATGAAAATTTCTGGCTATGAGCCACCTACCAACTGGGATCCTAAAGCAAACAAAGGTAAAGGTGCTACTGTAAGTCCTAAACAAGCAAAGAAGCGTCATCGTAAGTCGCTTCGTGAAGAAGAAGTAACATTCTCTGAAGCTGAACTGAAAGCCATTCAGGCAAAGGTTGATGCATGGGATGTTGAAGAAGGTTATCAACGCAATCCTGAGAAGGGAGAAGC